CGTCGCTCGATGGGAAGGGTACAAGGCCGAAGCATCGGCCGCTGCAGACAAAGCCCGTACCATAGCCGCACAAAATTCAGGTTTGATAGACGCGTACCGTGCGGAGGCCACCTCTGTGACGGCATACAACGAGGCACTCACTAGCCAGTGGCGCACAGGCGTGGCACAGGCCCAGGCGGCGGCAGAGATCGGCGTTTCAGCATCTAAAGCCAACACTGACGCGTACTTAACGGTGCGGTCACTAGCCGCAGACGCTTCTAAAGTCGGGGCCCAGGTTACGTCGCAGATGGCCGCCGCCGCACTCAACGCTGTCAATTACAGCCTCACCGGTTCTGGAAGTGCGTCAATATCGCAGTCGGAAGATCGGGATAGAAACGACAACGTACTCACGCAAATTAGCTTATAGGTTCGCACATAATGGATCAGCCAAACACCTACGATGCGGGGCTACTAAAAGTAGTCCCAAACTCCGCGCTCAACGCGGAAGACATCGCTGCGGACAAGGCCTTGGAAGATGCCGAAGAGGGGAACAACAGCCCCGTAATACAAGGGCTTTCTGGGCATGTTATGAAGTGCTGGGAGTCAGCACGTAAGGCCCGCTCTTTCGTGAATGACCGCCTACTCACCGCACAGCAGACTAGGCTGGGCAAGTACACCCCTACGAAACTGGCGGCCATTAGAGCCGTCGGCGGTTCTGAAGAGTATGCACGGGTTACGGCCAACAAGTGCCGAGTCGCGGACGCCTGGCTGCGGGATGTGTACCTTGGGCAGACTGAGAAGCCGTGGACGCTGGACATCTCACCAGTACCAGATTTACCTAAAGACGAGATGGACAAGATCCGACAGGCCGTAGCCGCAGAGGTTGCACAAGCGGCCGCGTTTACAGGGCAGCCCCCAGAAGCATCCATAATTGAAGACCGTATCAGTGAGCTGGAAGAAGCCGTGAGCCAACGCGTAGAAGCCGCCGCACGCGAGACTGTAGCTCGTATGGAAAAGCGGATGGAAGACCAGCTCCTGGAGGGCAACTTCGAGGTTGAGTGGGGCAAGTTCATCACGGACTTAGTCACCTACCCTGCAGCGCACTTCAAGGGGCCGATACTCCGGTCTAAGAACACTGTGGCTTGGGGACCGGATGCTAACGGTGGTTGGGCACCTCACGTGAAAGAGACGGTGGCCGTAGAATTCGAGCGGGTTGACCCGTTCAGATGCTACCCAGCCCCCAACGCCTCCTGCCCCCAGGATGGGTATTTTATTGAGCACGTAACCTACACCACCGATGATATGCATAGTCTCATAGGCCTGCCAGGGTTCAATGAACCCGCCATCCGTGGCGTGCTGGCCGACTACGGTACGGGTGGGCTTACTAACTGGCTCGGGCTTGTGCAGCACCAGCAGTCCGACGTCGACGGCTCCGCCCAGACTACGAACGACAGCCCCCTTGTGGACATCGACGGGCTCGAGTACAGCGGCCTGGTTCGTGGCAAGGACCTGCTTGAGTGGGGTATGGACCCCAGCAAGATTGATGACCCCGATGCTGACTACGATGCGTGTGTCTGGCTGATCGGTAAGTGGGTGATAAAAGCCCAGCTGAATTACGACCCCATGCGCACCCGCCCCATATTCAAGTCGAGTTGGGAGGAAGTGCCCGGGGACTACTGGGGCTTAGGCCTGGTGGACGCCCTCGGTGACGTGCAGGGTATTGTAAATGCCGCCGTGCGTGCGCTGGTCAACAACATGGGTATGGCTTCGGGCCCGCAGGTCGAGGTTAATGTCGACCGCCTACCCGCAGGGGAGAGTATCACGACCATCGTACCTTGGAAGGTGTACCAGACCCAGGATAGTGAGTTCGGCACTGGTTCTGGTGGGGCAGTTAACTTTTTCCAGCCCGACTCAAACGTCAGCGAGCTGTTGACGGTCATTGAGAAATTCTACGAGTTCGCTGACAACTGGAGTCTTATACCCAGGTACATGTCTGGTGACAGCAGTTCTGGCGGGGCGGCCGGGCGTACAGCGTCTGGGCTGTCCATGCTCCTCAACGCCGCCAACAAAGGCCTGAAGGGTGTGGTGTCTAACATGGATGCTACGACCCTATCCCCGATGCTAAACAAGTTGTACACCCTAAACATGCTATTCGACGAAGACGATAGCATTAAAGGGGATGCAACAGCAGCAGCTAAAGGTGCGGTATCCCTTATGCAGCTGGAGACTTTGCAGTTACGCCGTAACGAATTCCTGGCAGCGACCAACAACGAGACAGATATGTCCATCATCGGCCCAGATGGTCGTAAGGCTGTGCTTCGTGAAGTGGCTAAAGGGTTGGAGATGGACATAAATGAAGTCATACCCCCAACACCCCAAGGTCCTGCCGCTGCGCCTCCGGGCCAACAACCGCAAGCCGAAGCGGCGCCCGGCGGTGAGCAACTTGTCAACGGTGCGGCGGTTACCGACAACATGAGCCCAAGTGGACTCCTATAATGAGTAAGGCTACGTACGAAGCTACTACTCAACAAGTTGAGTCTTGTGCTAGACTTGGCGTAAGCGAGCGCTCGTTTGTCGAGATGCTTACAGAAAGGCGAGAATACATGCTAAATATATGTTCGACTATTGACGGGGAATCCCAGATATACCGAGCCCAAGGACGTGCACAGGAGCTAGATCGGTTGATAAAGCTGATCTCCGACGCACCCACAATTATTTCAAGAAAAGCGTAACGCGAGGTATCGCATCCTGCGAATAACCGAGTAGACGCATCTAGGAGATGTAATGTTTGACCCTAAGAAATCCGGTGAAGAGGCTGACAAGTTGATTGCTGAGCTGAATCAAAGTGAGGAAACTCCCGTTGAAGATCAGACAGCCGAGGAAGCGACCATCCCGACAGAAACGCCCACTGTAGAAGGTGGTGATGAAACCGACGGCACTCTCTCAACAGAGGTTGCAGTCCAGCCCGATACCACAGTGCCTGAAATAGTGCCTGAAACTGTAGACACGCAGCTTGCGGATATGCGCAAACTACTAGACACCTCCGAACAGCGGTGGAAAGTAGCCCAGGGTATGATCGAGAAGAAGGACAGCGAGTTAGAGGACATGCGGGCGTTATTCGCCAAGCTGGCCGACGACAAAGCTAGAGCTCCTGTCGAAGAAGCCCCAGCACAGCCGCAAAGTACGGTTACAGCAGATGATATTGAGCAGTTCTCCCCAGAACTGTATGCGTTTATTGGCAAGGTCGCTAGCGACACTGCCCGGCAGATGATTGCGGATTCGTCCCAGTCGTTCGACGCGTCAATCTCTACCCTGCAGGACTCAGTGAACACGGTTACAGAGACTAATACCCAGACTACGCAGCAGTTGTTTGACCAAAGACTGACTGCCGAAGTGGGTAACTGGGAGTCCATTAACACGGACCCTGGATTCATAGCCTGGCTACAGGAAGTCGACCCGTTCTCAGGTCGAACTAAGCTGGAATTACTGCAGGCTTCGTATGCCGCGTTGGATGTAGGCACGACTGCGAATTTCTTTAAGGCGTATGAGGGCAGTATTGCCCCAGCACCCGCAGAAGAAAATACCGCTCCCGCGTCACGGCCAACAGCCGCAGAGTTTGTATCGCCCGGTAAATCTAAAGCCTCCGCAGCCGCCCCTCAGAAAGAGGGAAAACTATGGTCCCGCTCTGACATATCGAAGCTGTATGATGACAAAATGAAGAAGCGCATCAGCCAGAAGAACTTTGACGCACAGGAGCGTGACTTATTCGCAGCGCAATCCGAAGACAGGATCGTTGCATAAGCACTTTTTAGGAGTTACAACATGGCATACCCCAACGCATCAGGGTCGGTATCATATAGCGGTACTTTTATCCCTGAAATCTGGTCCAAGAAACTGATTGCGAAGTTCTACGACGCTTCAGTTTTATCGGCCATCTCTAACACTGACTACGAAGGTGAAGTTAAGGCGCAGGGCGATAAGGTGCAGATCCGCACTATCCCCACTCTCGCTATTAATGACTACCAGTCTGGTCAGACCCTCACCAACCAGCGCCCTTCCAGCAACAACGTAGAGCTGCTTATCGACAAAGGTAAGTACTGGTCGGCCATCGTCGACGACGTCCAGGACGTGCAGTCGGACATTGGCCTGATGGACATGTGGGCAAACGACGCCTCTGAGCAGATGAAAATTGCCGTAGACACTGAAGTATTAGGTGGCCTGGTAGCTGACATCTCAGCTGAGAACAAAGGTGCCACCGCTGGTCGTATCTCTGGTAACTTGAACTTGGGCGTCACCGGCACCCCTGTACAGATCACCAAGGCTACAATCATCGACAAAATCCTCGAGATGGGTCAGGCTCTTGACGAGCAGAACCGCCCCGAGAGTGGTCGCTTTCTGGTAATCCCCTACTGGGCGACTACCATGCTGAAAGGCTCTGACCTTAAAGATGCTTCGCTCACAGGTGATGGCACTTCCCCTCTGCGCAACGGTCGTATTGGTATGGTGGATCGCTTCACCGTGTACACCAGTAACAACCTGCGTAAAGTGGTCGACACTGGTAACTGCTTCGATTTCATCGGCGGCGTTACTAACGGCCTGACTTTCGCATCACAGCTCGTTAAGACTGAGCAGTTGCGTGCGGAGTCTACCTTCGGTGACATCATGCGAGGCCTGCAGGTTTACGGCTTTAAAGTTGTTGATCCTGAGTCCCTTGTAGCTGGCTACTTCTACAAGTAACCCCCAACTAAGGAGTAAGTCTAAATGGCTACTTATAATACGTACGACGATGGTAGCAGTACCATTACAGGCGGCTTCTCTGGTGTTAGCGCACCGGGCTGCGGCGTCCTCACTGGCGTCTTTGACGCCTCTCTCCGTAACTTGGCGGCTGCTGATGTAGTGGAGGTGATTAACATCCCCGCAGGCACCATCGTCGAAGCCGTATGTTACGAAGTGGTTGCGGCTGATGCTACACAAACCATGGACATCGGTGACGGTGTTGATCCTGACGGGTGGGTTGCTGTAGGTGACGTAGGTACTGTTGGTAACACTGGCCTCGGTGGCGGTGCACTGGCAGTAGCTGTTGGCCCCGGCAAGTACTACGCCACTGCGGATACGCTGGACATCGCAGTGCCCGCGGGTAAGGCATTCGACACTTTGAAGGTTAAAGTGACAGCTGTCTGCACAGTAATCGGCATCGCCGGTTAACTGTAAAGTCATGTGACGTAAAGGGGGGTTCGCCCCCCTTTTTAACTGGAGCGTATAATGCCAAGCATGTTAAAACAAAAAGACACTGGGGACTTGTACATAAGCACCCCCGTGATGGCCGCCCGAAGCGACATGGAGCCTGTTGAAGAGACAGACTTAAGCCCCGTCGGTGAAGCTGTTAAGCCTAAGAAAGCCACCAGGGTGCGCAAACCCAAAGTGGTCAAAGCCCCTGTAGACCCTGACGAGATACCCCCACTGGAGGGTCTCGAAAACGCATTCACGGCTGAGTAAATAGTATGACTGGTGACGAACTACTAGCGCAGTGCATCATCCGGCTTCGTGATACCGCGAGCCCTCGCTTGTGGTCCGACGAGCTAATCATGTCCTACTTGGTCAAGGCCGAGCGGATCTTCGCAGAGCGGACGCACGTCCTGCAGGACTTCTCCACACACACCGTTACTACGGCCGACGGGGTTTCGCGTTACGCGTTAGACTCCTCGATCATTGCAGTGCTGGTCGCGCAGCTTAGTACCCAGGAGCAGCCACTGCCCCGCCTTAACAGTGTGTTGCATCGTACGTTTAGCGCGAGCACGTCGGTACCGACCCACTACGCAGTGCGCGGCGGTATCCCTGCGACATTAGAGTTGGCCCAGCCTGCCGACGGGGTTTACACGATCAACCTCGGTGTGGCTCTACGCCCTACCGCAGACCTAACCCTGATAACGTCCCCAGAGATCCCCGAGCAGTATCAGTTGGACCTGGTTGAGTACGTAGTGCAGGAGTGCTTCGTGCACCCTGACGCTGATGGGTTCGCCCCTGAGCTGTCGTCCATAGCGGAGAGTCGCTGGATCATGGCACTGAAGCAGGCCAAGCGGGACGTCTACCACACCCAACACACCCACAACACCCGGGCTGACCTGCCCAACTGGACAGGAGCTCGGTAATGGACGCTATAGACCGCAAGCAGAAACCCCCACGCGGCGTGAACACCTACGGGCATAAGAACTACAGAAAGTCCGTTGCAGCACCAGAACAGCTCCCGAATGTCGTAGGTGCTGGCGTGCCCACTGGAGTTAACGACTACAGGCCCGGGAAGTTTGACAAGAAACGCGCCCCACACATGTCCGAAAGCGAGGCGCTGTCGAACCTAAAAGGCGCTGTCGATAGGGCTGGCGGCCCGTCGGACCGACTGAAGCCGCGCCGAGACACCAATTATCGTAAAAGTGACGCCAGCTACCAAGGCCTCACATATAAACCCCCCGCCGGGAACAACTACGCAGGGCAGATTGAGCGATTTAAGGCGCTTAACAAAGACCGTGCAAATGCCAATGGTGGTAGTCGTCGCAAGCTGGCAGTTATAGGTAGCGGCCCCAGTGCAGCGGACCAACGCAACGAACAGATCGAGCGGCTCACCCGCGACGTGGCTAGCTTCCGTGGTGGTGACGTGCGCTCTAGCCGAGGCGCCTACATAGCCAACAAGAACAAACAGTTGCTACTCAAAACGCTCACCGGTGCGGCTGGCGATGCTGAGGACTCCGCAGTTAAGCGGGCTAACGCACAGGGCAACATCCGTGCTAACCAGCAGTCCAGCCGCGAAGCTATCGCAGGGCGTAACACTGCCGCAGCACTCGCACTGCAAGGTAAGCGGGAGGCGCTG